ATAGAAAACGATTCTAGTTCAACAGATCGAAAGGTTTTTATAAGACCTAAAGCGGGTGAAGCTTCTATTAATTGTTTCCCAGACGGAGCCGTTGAGTTATACCATGATAATTCTTTAAAAGTTCAAACGATCAGCAATGGATTTCAAAACTATGGTTCTGGAAATGGAAATGGAGCTTATCATTTTATAAATACGACTGCAAATACAAATAGACACGTAGATTTTTCATTTCAAAGAATAGGTGGTAGCAATAGAGGAACTACCGCAATTATTCATGTTGGTGAAAATAGTAATGCTCAAGGTGAAATAATTATGGCATCATCAGGATCTAACGCAGGTTTGTCGGGTGGAGTTATTATGAATAATGGAGCGACTTCATTTTCATCAAATTCAGATATTAGGTTAAAAAATAAAATAAGTGATATTACAGACGCATTAACAAATATAAAACAAATAGATACTTGGAAATATTCTTGGAAAGATGATACTTCAAATACTGCTAAATTAGGTGTTACTGCACAATCGGTACAGTCAGTTTATCCAGAAGTTGTTGGTAAGAGAGCAAAATTAAAGGATAATTCTGATTTGACTGAGTATTTAAATGTTGCATATACAGAATTAATTCCTGTTTGTATTGCAGCAATAAAAGAATTATCAGCTAAGATTGAAGGACTAGAAACTAAAGTTGCAACATTAGAAGCTGCCTAATGTAATACTTTCACAGATTAAATTAAGAAATTATATCTCTTAGAATATTTATATTAAAAGTCAATAAATTAGATGGGTTACATAGGAACTGAACCTGCTTTAGGTAGAAGACGGGAAGTAGATGATATATCTGGCTCATTTAATGGTAGTACAACGGTATTTAATTTAACATTTCAAAATCAAGTAGTAAATCCTGGGAATGCTAATGGAATATTAATATCATTAGGAGGAGTACTTCAAAATCCTAATACTGATTATACAATTCAATCAAATCAAATCACATTTACTACAGCCCCTGCTTCAGGATTAGGTTTTTGGGGGTTGATGCTAGGACAAGGAATAGATACTCAATCAGTAGCCGACGGTGTTGTGACTAATGCAAGTGTAAGCGGAACGGCTGCTATCGCAGGTTCTAAAATTGCACCAGATTTTTCTTCAGTAGGCAGTGTTACTGCTCGGTTTATGGTTATTCCAAAAGTAACCACTACTGAAAGAAATAATTTACAGAGTTTAGTTTCAGGTGCTTTTATATATAACACAACTCTTAATAAGTTACAGGTTTACAATGGCTCAGCTTGGGAGACTGTTACCAGCTCTTAAACTGTTGCAGTAAGTTAATTATGTTGTATTATAAAAAACAGATAAACTAATTTTATGTCACATCTTATAGAAAGGCAGGAAGAACTTATAAAAGAGATTCAGACTGTTGCAGATCAATATAATAAAATTAATGCAGAACAAAACCAACGTGTTGATTTTATTAAAAATAGACAAGGAGCTTTAGAAGAAGTCAAAAGGCAACTTGCAGATCAGGAAAAAGAATCCTCTACAGAAACTGAAGTAACATCTGAGTAATTATGCAAAAAATTATAAATGGCATAGCTATAGCCTCTGGATTGGTATCTCTTAGTATAGTTGGTTCTGGCCTATTTGCATATTTACAAAGAGATACAATTATTAATGCAGTTCAGGATAAAGTTTTGGAATCTGTGACTGATTTATTACCTAATGCAGTTGATAAAGCATTACCATCTTTACCAAGCTCTACAGGACCTGTAATAGGGATTCCTAAGCTCTAATGCCTGATGTCCCTGAAATAAAAATTGGGGATATTTTTTTACCAAATACCAATATTTTACAAATAAAACCTTCAAACATATTGCCTCCAATTGTTCCGGTTACTCTTCAAATTGGAAGTCCTATTATTGAAGTGCCAGGATGTGTCAAATATAACCCTGCAAATAAAAAATCACAAAAACTTTTAGAAGAAGATGATCAAAATATAATTCTTTGTGATGGATCTACACCTAGTTTCGAACCTTTAAATTATGAACCAGAAAATTTGATATATGTAAAACCTGAACCTGTTCCTATTGTCCCCACACCTGCCGACACTGGGGCTGTGTCTCCACCATTAAGGGAAATACCTAAAATACCTAATCAAGAATCTGTACCTTGTCCTGGGCCGAATGATTTGCGCGTAGGAGATATAAGAAATGGAGAGGCAAGAGAAATTGTTGTTTCTCATTCTTTAAGTCCTGACGGTAAAATTTGTATAACAAACTACACACCAACTACTGCAATTCAAAAGTATGTTCCTTCTGTAAGTCAATTAAGCACTACAGCAACTATTGCAGTGGTAGCAACAGCATCAGCTGCCTTAGCAACACCATTATTAAGGTTAATAAAGCCTTTAATAAAGCAATTAATTAAAAAAATTCAAAAATTATCAGGTAAAAAAGAAAAAAAATTATTTTCTACTACTGCTCACTTGAAGAAGTCGAAGATTCTGACGAAAGTACGTGCTTATGATTTGGAATAACACCATGAGGATTTGTCACTACAATATCTGCACAGATTTGATATGAAGGACTTTTCGGATGAAATGATACTCCCAACTTTTTCTGCTCGGCACAGTGCTTCAATCTTGCCATTTCGAAGTCTAATCTCTTATTTGCAATTAATTGTTGAGTCAATTTATTCTGACTAGTAGCTGCAGTTAAACAGGACTCATTATGACGTTTAGAAAGAGGTATTGATATTGTAGCTGAAATACCCCAACCAATATTATTATTAGCCTTCTGACCTGTCCTAGTGGGCTTGTAGTAAAGAATAGTTCCTGGATTGTCCATAACACCATCATTATCTGAATCAGAGGTATCAAAGACGGGATCATTATAGTAAGCCTCATATGGCTCTTTCCAAGAATTTGAGGTGGTAAGAAACGGGGTGATATTTAATGTTGGCCCTTGACACTGAACACCATTTCCATAAGTATTAGTTATATAAGGACCCTGAAGTACTTGTATAGCTTGATTCGTAACACTTCCGGATGAATTTGCTACTGGATTTGCAGTTGCAGAAACTCCCCCAACATCAGATGCACGAACGATAATTGGAGATAAATAAATTATATTTAGTAAAGTTGCTAAATAATATTTTATTGACTGAATGTTGATACTGTATCTGTTACTGAATTTATTTCTGTTGTTCTTTGAATTATTGTCTGAGTCTTTAATCCAGGTTGACTCAGAGTTGTAGTTAGTTGCCACGGTTTGGAAGAGTCCGTAACAGTGAAGTCTGGCATATTTGAACCATCTAAATTTGTCCAAGATGACTGAACTCCATTAACTGTTTGCGTCGTAGTTTGAGCTGGAGGAACTAAGCTGTTTGCATCCGTCGAAACATTGTTCCCAGTCACAGTGTACTGCCATCCAGTTTGATAATCAATAACGTTTATGGTTTCTGTTACGGTAGAAGTTGTTTCAGTGTGACTAGTAAGACTACCAGTCTGAAAGTTTGGCACCAAGGGTACGCTGACTACAGGTGCACTCATGAAGCTTACAGCGACCACAGGTATCACACTTTTCATGCTCTTCATGATCTTGCTCTTCATAAACTGCAAATGCATGATTTTTTAACTTCATTTGATACTAATTTCACTTACAAATTGACCGATTGCACTTGTTCCAGCACCGCCTCCTACCAGAGTGACTGCACCTGAAGTTGCAATTGTACCGGCTAAATCGCCCGCTGA